CGTGTCGTCATCGGTCGCGGTTCTCCTCGAGCTACTACAGCAAGTAGCATGGCGAACCTCCTCACGTTGCAGATCCTGATTGTACCTACGAGGTAGGTCCAATGAAACTGGGACACGTGATTTAAGACCAATGACACTCGACCGCGCAGATACATAGGGAATATCCCTACGTACGGTCGACGCCACATACGCTCGAGTGTGCAATAAGAATTTTGAATAAAAATTATTAGCACACTCTACCGTAGAAGCGATCGCGTTCGAGTTGGTACCCAGTTCACCCTTCCAGTAGATCGGCGTAACATCGCCGCCTCTGAAAGCGTCAACACCGCATGACTCTCTGAAGTTACCTTCAGAGTAAGTTTTAGCGATGTTCACCTTGAAGGAAAGTCCTTCAAGGAGCGACTGAAGTACCATCCGGCATTCTTGGGGAACGATTATATCGTCCCCAAAGACGGCCACTTTCCCAGCGAGGTTCCTAATACTCTTCGGAGTTGCCTCACGACCTGCGCAAAATAGCGCTGCCGACAGGCTTAACCCTAGGAATACTAAGCTTTGAACCGGGAAAGTCACAGCACTACCCATTGTTGAGAATTTTCTCAACTCAAGGATGCTTGGGACATCTTTGCAGATATCTTGCCGCATCAAACGGGTACGTGTAGCTTGTAGGGCATCTAATAGGCACGGATTGTGCCTAAAGAAACATCCTACAACGCCAGGAGTTAGCCGATCCGACGCGGATGAAAGATCCATCGTCAGTAGGCTACCGTCCAAAGAACCTTTAAGGCACATACTCTGGTTCAAGCTTTGATCTCGAAAAGAGATGAAGCTCGAAATCCAGGACTGCCCCACACGTGTGCGAAAGTAATCCCAACAATTTTGTTGGCACCACTGATGCTCACGAGGCTCGGCCGCGATTAAACGCGGCTTAGTGAAGGTTTTTCGAACGGCGATGAGCCGACTGTAAGGCTCATCCTCTGCGATCTCGCGATCGCAGTTCCTAGCCCACGATAGCCAACTATGGAAACCATAGTCTGCTATCGGGAACACGCTCTCGAGGCGAG